ATCTAAGAGGTTCAAATAGTATTGGACAACTTAGTGATTGTGTGATAGCATTAGAACGTAATCAACAATCAGATGACCCTGATGAAGCTAGAACAACAAGAATGCGTATACTTAAATCAAGATACACTGGTGATGTTGGTATGGCTTGTAGGGTTATATATGATGCAGAAACTGGGAGACTATCTGAACTAACAGATGAGGATATTACTTTTGATGATAGTTTAGACGAGGCATTTTAATTATGGATTTAGTATTTGACATAGAAACTGATGACCTTAAAGCAACTAAGATACATTGTCTTGTAGCTCAAGATGCAAACTCTGGAGAGATATTTAAGTTTCCTCCAAGCAACTTGCAAGAAGGATATGAGCTTTTATCTAAAGCAGATAGATTAATAGGTCATAACATTATAGGATTTGATATTCCTATGGTAGAAAAGTTTGGTGGTATAAAACTTAGAGACAAAGAAGTAATAGATACTCTTGTTCTTTCTAGACTATTCAATCCTACTAGAGAGGGTGGTCATAGTCTTGAGAAGTGGGGATATAAACTTGGTCTATCTAAAATAAACTTTGAAGACTATCTAAATTATTCTACAGAAATGTTAGACTATTGTGTTCGTGATGTTCAGTTAAATACTCTTGTCTATAAATCACTTCGTAATGAGTCAAAAGGTTTTAGTAAACAATCTATTGAACTTGAACAAGACGTTGCAAGAATAATTAAACAACAAGAAGAAAATGGTTTCATGTTTGACATGGAATCTGCATTAGTATTACTTGCAGAACTTAGAGAAAAGTCTCAACAGATTGAAGATGAAGTTCATAATACTTTCAAACCTAAATGGGTAGATGATAAATTAGTTACACCTTACATTAAGAAAGATGGTAACTTATCTAAACGTGGACTTACTGATGATGAGTATCAAAGATGTTTAGATACTAATAACTTTGAGACTTTTATGAGACAGACTTTACAAGAGTTTAATCTTGGTAGTCGTAAACAGATTGGTGAATATCTTGTAGACTTTGGTTGGAAACCTGAAAGATTTACTCCTACAGGTCAGCCTATTGTAGATGAGAAAACTCTATCAGAAGTTACTCACATTCGTGAAGCTAAATTAATTGCAGACTTTTTATTAATACAAAAACGTATAGCCCAAGTTGATTCTTGGGTCGAAGCTGTACAAGAAGATGGACGTGTGCATGGTTTTGTTATACCTAATGGTGCTATCACCGGAAGAATGACACACAGAAGTCCTAACATGGCACAAGTACCTTCAGTTCATAGTCCTTATGGTACAAAATGTAGAGCATGTTGGATTGTAGATGAAGGTAATGTATTACTTGGAGTTGATGCTAGTGGTTTAGAGCTAAGAATGTTAGCACACTATATGAATGATGATGAATATATAAAGGAGATATTAGATGGAGACATACACACAGCTAATCAAAGAGCTGCAAAACTTGAATCAAGAGATAAGGCAAAGACATTCATCTATGCACTTATGTACGGAGCAGGAGATGAAAAACTTGGTAGCGTGGTCGGAGGAAGTACAGCAGATGGTAAGAGAGCTAGACAATATTTCTTTGATAATAAGCCTACATTTAAGTCTCTTAGAGACAGGGTACAAAGAGCAGCTTCAAAAAAATACCTCAAAGGATTAGATGGTAGAAAGCTTTACATTCGTAATGCTCATTCTGCCCTCAATACTTTATTACAGGGAGCAGGTGCTATAGTTATGAAGAAAGCATTATCAATACTTGATGATGTGTTAAAATTAAATGCAGTACCTTACAAGTTTGTTGCTAACATCCATGATGAATGGCAACTAGAAGTACCTAAAGATAAAGCTGATTTCATTGGTCAGTTTGCTGTTGATAGTATTACAAAAGCCGGAGAACATTTCAATCTTAGATGTCCTCTTGATGGCGAGTACAAGATAGGAGGTAACTGGAGTGAAACCCATTAAAGCTTGTACTAAATGCGGTATAGAAAAACAACATACTGAAGAATTTTTTCCCAAAAGAGAGGGAGGCAGACTTAGAGCTGATTGTAGAAAATGTTATAATAAATATTATAGAGAAAACAATCATAGATATCTCAAAGCAAGTATGATTTATGATGCAAAGATGAGAGCTAAGAAAAAAGATATGGATTTTAATTTGGTAAAAGAAGAAGTACACTTTCCAGAAAGATGTCCAGTTCTTAATATTAAATTAGTTCATGGTAGAGAAGATTGGAAAAATTCTCCTACAATAGATAGGATAGATAACTCTAAAGGATATTTATTAAATAATTGTATTGTTGTTTCTTGTCTTGCAAACACTATAAAAAATTCAGCAACCCCAACTGAGATATTAAAAGTTGGTAAGTTTTATAAAAAACTATACAAAGAAAAAGGAATTATAGATGAATCGAAATAGTAAACATTGCGATAGTAGAAAAGGAGATATGGCTGAGTTCTATGCAGTAACTTGGTTATGGGATAATGGTTATGAAGTATTTAAAAATTGTGGTTGTACAGGTCTTGCTGATTTAGTAGCAAGAGATTCTAAAGGAGATATTATTTTAATAGATGTTAAAACAGCACAACCTCAATTACATAAAAAGACAGGTAATAATTTAACTAAATGTACAGGTAGAACTGCTGAACAAGTTGAAGCAGGAGTACAGTTGTTAATGTTTAATTCACAGACTCGTAAACTTAAATTTGTAAAACATAGAAAATAATATGAAAAAGAAATCAAAAACTCTTGACACATTAGTCGAAGATATATATAATAAATTGTCGGCTCTTGGAAAGGGAGAACATCTTGACATAGATGAGGAGACTATTGAACAGTTTGGAGAATCTATGAAAGAGATTCTTTACAACTGGTCTCACCCTTCTCCTAGAGGTAAACCTGCCTTACGTATGTCTAACATAGGTAAACAACCTAGACAACTTTGGTATGAGATGAACTCTGTTAGTGATGACACAGAAGTTATATCTCCACCTACATTTATTAAGTTCTTATACGGACACTTACTTGAAGAGATAGTTTTATTTCTTGTTAAGTTATCTGGACACGAAGTTACTAGCGAACAGAAAGAAATAAAAGTTTCAGGTATCAAAGGACACATGGATTGTGTTATTGATGGTGAAGTTGTAGATGTAAAAACTGCTTCAGGATTTGCATTTAAAAAATTCAAAGAAGGAACTCTTGCTGAACAAGATTCATTTGGATACATGGCACAACTTGCAGGATACGAAGCAGCAGAAGGCACAAACAAAGGCGGGTTCCTTGCTCTTAATAAAGAGTCTGGTGAGTTAGCTATGTTTAGACCTGATGACTTTGATAAACCTAATATCAAAAAGAAAATAACTGATATTAAAAAAGCTGTTAAGTTAAAGACACCACCAGATAAATGTTATAGTCCTATACCTGATGGTAAGTCTGGTAATATGCAACTACCTAAAGGATGTGTATATTGTAGATACAAGTTTGAATGTCACAAAGATGCAAACGAGGGTAAAGGTTTAAGAGTGTTTAAATATTCTAACGGATTAAGATACTTAACTCAAACACCTAAAGCTCCTAATGTTATAGAGGTAACACAAATATGAATGGTAGAAAAGCAAAACGATTAAGACGTAAAGCAGAAGACTTACTTATAAGTTGGATAAGAACTATGGTACCTGAAGGAGAAGATGCTACTAAGATTAATAAGAAAAACTTACATGAGTTTTTACCACAACAAACACATATCTTTGCTAACAATAGATTTATGTTGAGTGCATACAGTCTTAGGTGGTTTTATAAAAAGGTAAAACAAAATCCTGATATTACTTTGGAAAACTTGAATGCCTAAAAGAGTACCAAGAAAGCCAAGACCTAAAAAGATTAACGTGCCAAAAGGATATGATAGTATTTGGGAATACGATATACATCAAACAGTTCTTAAAGATTGGAAACATCATTGGGATACTATAGAGTATGTTGTTCAACACAAGTACGAAGCAGACTTTGTAAAAGTTATAGGTGGTAAAACTATTTTACTAGAAGCTAAAGGTAGGTTCTGGGACTATGCAGAGTATAGTAAGTACATACATATTAGAAAAGCTTTGCCTGATAATTATGAATTAGTTTTTCTTTTTCAAAAACCTTACTCACCTATGCCGGGTGCAAAGGTAAGAAAAGATAAAACAAAAAGAACTCATGCTGAATGGGCAGAAACAAATAACTTCACATGGTATAGTGAAGAAACATTACCGGAGGAATGGAGAAGTGAATTATAAATTTAACGAAGATAAACTTTTAAATGAGTTGAAAGCATACATAGGTAATACATATGCTCAACACTATGCTAATGGTAAGTACCAAGCAACTGATATGATAATTGATTCAGGATATGGAGA